GTACATATACAAGTGGTAAACCAATGAGACATAAGAACATTCATTGTTTGTTATTATGTAATAGAGAATGTTGGCATGAATTAGAGTATGTTAAACATAGAAGAACAAGAGAGATACAACATTATTCTCAATATGATGATGTTAATCAAGAGGAGAAGATAGCAGATAAAACTATTGGAATGTATAAGTCTCAAGAGGGAAGAATACCTGATTATTAGGGGGGGGAACCTCTAAATTGTCCTTATCATATACAATTATTATTAAAAACAATGCGTCCATCTGAAGTACTTAAACAACTTGCAGAATTGCGAGAATCCTGGAGAAAACAATCATTTTCTTATACAACAGAACAACAAAAACAATATGATACTTTGATACAATTAAGAAGAGAAAGAGTTAAGTATTTCCATGATAATGGTTTAGTATCTAAGGGTGGAAAGAAAGAAAAGGAGAAGGATAAAGCAGCACAACCATAAATACTTAAAAAATATATTCAGATGAAATCTTTCCATCAATTTATAACTGAAGCATACGACAAAGAGTTAGAGGGTCAAGCATCTAGGGCACCTGGAGAGGAAGGTCGTATTCGTGCAGCAAGAAAGAAAAGAGAAATAGAAAGAAAGAGGAAGAAAGCAGTTGGTGGTGGAGAGACTGAGGTTGTTAAAGATTATAAAACACGTAAAGATGTTGGTACAAATAAACCTAAATCAAGAACACAACAGCAACCAACACAAGCAAGAGGAAGTGCTGCTCTATCAGCAAGGGAAGCACAACGTAAGGCAGCAATGGAGAGAAGAGCAGGTAAGTCTGGTGGAAGTAAGAAGGAGTTAGAAAAGAAAGCAGATAAAATGTTATCTAAGAAAACTAAGAAAACTGCTGACCCTAATTATAAAGTTAATAAGGGAACTGCCAATGCTGGTACAAGTAAAGGAACATACACCAGACAAGAGAGACAAGCACTAACACGCAAGGGTGAAAAGAAACTAAGAGATTTAAGATTACAGGCAACAGGTAAGAGTAAAGAGAGTGAATTAGAACATCCAGTTACACATAAGGAAAGAGCAAGAAGAGAGAAGAGTAAGAAATAGGGGGGGAACCTCTAAACTGTCCTTATATTGGAAGGGATACTACAGGGTAACGTCCAACAGACTTCGCACGTGCTGTGACCCACCTTCCACCTACAAGATCCCTCTGAGCGTCTCTGTGGCGTTCTAAGGGATTTTATGATATAATAGTTATTATTATTATTTTATGATTAAATTGCGTCCACATCAGACACAAATTGTTGATACTCTTAAGTATCACACTAAGGGGCAAGTAATTGTTCCCACTGGTGGTGGTAAGACTATTTGTATGATTGAGGATGCTAAGAGACAATTTACAAAGAATAGTGTATCTAAAACTATTGTAGTTGTTGCACCTCGCATACTATTAGCACAACAATTATGTGCAGATTTTTTAGAACAAAATCTTGACGGTAATTACAATGTTGGTGTAGATGTACTCCATGTTCATAGTGGAGAGACACATTATTACAGTACAACTAAGACGAAAGAGATAGAAGAGTATTATCATAATAGTGTAAATAATCTATTGATATTCACAACATATCATTCTTTACATAAGATTTCTGAATCTCTTGATATTGAGGTGGATACTATTTACTTTGACGAGGCACATAATAGTGTACAACGAAACTTTTTCCCTGCTACTAGATTTTTTGCAACTACAAATAATTGTAGGTGCTATTTCTTTACTGCTACTCCTAAGCATAGCATTTCTACTGAGAGAGTAGGAATGAACAATGAGGAAGTATATGGTAAAGTATTAGTTAATGTACCAGCACCTAAGTTAGTACGTCAAGGTGTAATCTTAGCACCTAAAGTTAAGATTAAGAAGATAGATGTGGTGGATGATAGTAGACATAAGCACGAACATGATTGTGAATATGTTACATCTACTATTGATGAGATTGATATTGATAAAATATTAGTTTGTGCAAGATCTACCAAACAAATTGTTAATCTAGTATCACAATCTGATTTCTGCATTAACTTAAAAGATCGTGGATATTCCTGGATGTATATTACTGCCAAGACTGGAGCGATTGTTGATGGTAAGAAAGTAGATCGTGAATCATTCTTTAATACTCTCAATGAGTGGGGTAATGATCTTACTAAAAGATTTTTAGTATTACATCATAGTATATTATCTGAGGGTATTAATGTTAAAGGATTAGAAGCAGCAGTATTCTTAAGAAATATGGATTACATTTCTATCAGTCAAACTATTGGTAGAGTAATAAGAAAAGGAGGTGAAAATAAAACTTATGGATTGATTTCTGTGCCAGTATATGATAGAGTAGGTATTAGTACATCTCGTAAAGTTGAAGCAGTTGTTGATACTATTTTTAATCAAGGTCAACCAGCAATCTCTGTAATTAGAAAATGAAACTAGACAAACATCAAAAAAGAATTATGTGGGCATCTTATCTACTAAGATTAAACAACCCACATTTTATATCCAAAGATATAAATGAGTTACTTAACATTGATTCTAAAGATAGAAGTCAAACTCATCCTAGTCATTATGGAATATGGATGGCAAATAACAAATTAGGATCAACTGGTGGATATAGAATGACATGACTAAAAGAATACATGAAGATGAATACATGTCTAGTGACATCTGGAAGTATAATTTAGATCCACCAGAATATAAACGTGGAAGTAGGCATAATCGCATTGGTATGTGGATTATGTGGATTTTTTATGGTATAATTATAGTACAATTACTACACGCATTTACTGTAATACCATTTTTTCCTATTACTTTTACAATCTTATTAGGATTATTGTTTATAGTTTATGTGGCATGGAGGGCATCTTGAAAGATTTAATTTTATTTGGAGATTGTAGAGATACATTAACACAATTTGATGAAAAAGCGAGGATGTGTGTAACATCTCCACCATATTACGGTTTAAGAGATTATGGTGGAGAAGATAAACAAATAGGATTAGAACAAACTCCAGAAGAGTTTATACAACAATTAGTGGAAGTATTCCGATTAGTTAGAGATAATTTAACTGATGATGGTACATTATGGGTGAATATTGGTGACAGTTATTATAACTATCGTCCTGGAAAAGGTGAAGCATTACCTAAACAATCAGTATCTAAATCTAATCAAGATTTACCGCAAAGTAGTAATCCTAGACGTGGAAATAGATTAGAAGGGTATAAAGAAAAAGATTTAATTGGAATACCTTGGATGTTAGCGTTTGCATTAAGAGCAGATGGATGGTATTTAAGGCAAGATATTATATGGCATAAACCTAATCCAATGCCCGAAAGTGTTAAGGATAGATGTACTAAATCCCATGAATATTTGTTCTTATTAAGTAAGAATAAACATTATTATTATGATAATGATGCTATTAAAGAACAAGCACAAGACTGGGGAACTAGAGATAGAACTGATGGCAAATATCATAATGAAGGTACAGGATTACAACCACATTCAGGATTAACTAAATCATATCCAACAAAGAATAAAAGATCAGTTTGGAGTATAACAAATAAACCTTATAAAGGTAGTCATTTTGCGGTGTTTCCACCTGATTTAATAATACCATGTATCAAGGCAGGTAGTGAACAAAATGATATTATTTTAGATCCATTTATGGGATCTGGAACTACAGCAATGGTCGCAAAATCACTGGGAAGATATTACTTAGGGTGTGAATTGCATGAGAGTTATGGTAAATTAATAAAAAATAGAATAAGTGATGCAAGAGGAACACTTGAATGGTTTTTATGATAATAAGGGGGAACCTCTAAATTGTCCTTATAGTGAGAAACAGTTAAGGGTTAAACTACTCTGACATTCATCTTAATTAGACTGAGTAAATCAGTTAGGATAGATGATAAGAAGCAGAGACATGACGTTTAATTAAAATTACTTACCCTTAATGTTTCTCCCACTAATTAACATTTTTTGGTCAACTTTATGTCATCTTTACCTGAAAGAATTCTCGATTGGACTGAAACCTATTGTGAATCTTTAACGGAAAATTACAAACAACATAGCATAAGAATGTCCGAAAATTATACATCTGACTACTCTAAAAGACGGTTAGAAAGTATAAAGAATGGGACTGCTAATCTTACTAAGTTTGTAATAAAGAATGGTCGCAAGTATTACAAGATCATGCAACATGAGTTTGACACTTTCCAGGATCGTAATGAATATCGTGAAGGAAGTGTTCATGCCTTTGTTGATAAGAATACTGGCGAAGTTTACAAACCAGCATCATATAACTCTCCAGCAAAGCACGTTAGATATGATTTAAGGATCATAAATGATCGTGTTAAGTTACATGATTCAACATATACTGGTTGGGCAGGTGGTTATCTCTATATGAGATAATCACTTTTTTTTGTTAACAAGGGGGGGAACCTCTAAAGTGTCCTTATAGTGTAAGGCATCCGTAAGACAGGCAAGGGTGATCTCATCCCTTAAGTCATTAGATGACTAAAGATTTAACTAGCATAGTTAAAACGAGGTGGAACAGGTCTTAAATTAGAACCTCTGCAAACATAAGTCCTTACATTATATTGTTTATTGAAATGACTACTTATGGCAACAAGACGCAGAAGATCAACCGCAAAAGCAACTGCTACTGCACCAACTTCTCCCTCTATTGTTAAAGAAACAAAGGTAGTTTCTGTTAAGAAGTCAACAATTAAGTCACCTAAACGTGTAAATAAAGTTACACAACCAAAGGTGAATAAAGTGACTGAAGTAACAGAATCTCCAACAAATAACAATCTTGATTTACATAAAATCGTGAAAGATTATCCTCGTGATGCTTTTGCAATCGCTCTCCTTCCTTTACTATTATTGGAAGCATTAACCAAAGAAGGGTTAAAGTTAGCAGGTGTAAGTCTCTAAGATTAGTAACACTTAGGGGATTGCAAAATCCCCTTTTTTATGTTAAAATTTACTTTATTATTATGCAAAACAAACATTTAGAACACCCCGAAGATAGTGTAATTAGTGGTGACTTAAATGTATTAAATTGGTTCACTGCTAATGATAACATATCAGTAAAGATTGATGGTTCTCCAGCAATAGTTTGGGGTACTAATCCTTCTAATAATAAATTCTTTGTAGGAACAAAAAGTGTCTTCAACAAATACAAAATCAAAGTCAACTATAACCATAGAGACATTGATAACAACCATAAAGGAGAAGTGGCAAATATTTTGCATCACTGCCTTGATAATCTTCCTGTTACAGATATTATCTACCAAGGTGATTTTATCGGTTTTGGTGGCAGCGATAATTACAATCCTAATACCATCAGATATTATTTCCAAGATAAAGTAACAAATAATATTATAATTGCACCTCATACTTATTACTATTCACATAAGGATTTGAGAGATGCAGTTGCATTTCCATTGAGAAATAACCTAGAAAGTAATGATAATGTATTATTCATTAAACCTGAAGTAGGTATTAATCACTCTGGTTATGTTTCAGGTGAAAATATATTTAATAGGTGTAATTTCGCAAGGCAGATAGCAACATTGTGTGAATTTCCTGGAACTAAATCACATATAAGAGAGATAATCAAAGAGATTAATTCATACTATAAAGCAGGTATTGAGATAGATGATGATTACTTAGTTTCCATTGCCGTTGATACTAATTGTGACATAAATGTTCTACGTTTATGGAAATTAGTACAGTCAATCAAGATGGATATGTTATACTATATCGACCATGATCGCAGTGTAGAATGTTACATTGAGGAAGAAAGATGTGACCATGAAGGTTATGTTTTAACCAATGATTACGGTGCATATAAAGTTATTGATCGTGATAGATTCTCTTCTGCAAACTTTAACTTAGGAGTGCAATCAACATGACATTATATACATCAGGTGAGTATATTGACTCTGAAATTGCACTTCGTAGTCATTATTTCATCACTAATAAATATCCTCTACTTCGTAAATATGATGTAGAGGTAAACTATTGTGACCTATCTGAGGACAATGTTAAAGGTTGGCAGGAGAAGAATGGTGATGAGTTCTTAATACATATCGATACAAATATCGTGAAAGATTATCAAGAACATGTTAAAACATTATTACATGAGTTTATACATTGTTGTCAAGATATACGTGGAGTTACTAACAATGAAGAGCGTGAAGATGAAGCATATAAGTTAGAAGAACTATATTTTAATGAATTTAATAGGGGGGAACCTCTAAACTGTCCTTATAGTGTAGATAACCATTAAATCTATGACTCAAATCAAGCATTTCTGTTCACCCATTGATGATTGTTGCTTTGAGTATAAAATAGTCGATGGCAATCTATCATATAAGATTCAAGATTGCGATTGGCAAGATTTTATACTTGAGGATAAAAGAGCATATACTGATGAAGAATATGCTGAATTCTTATCACTTTTGGAGGACGATTCTAATGTTTAAGAGTGAACATTTTGGTAGAATATTCTGGGTTGATGATAACAACGACTTCAGATCATGCCCATTAAATGTAGACGGAACTGGTGATTTTACCTGTGAAGATTATGTTTGTGAGTGGGATGATTGGGAGGGAGTTAATTATGAAACCCTCTTTAATATTCATCAGTCTTGTGTACTTAACAAGAACGATTATGCAAACTCATTAACAATCAACGGAGTGTAATTGCACTCCTTTTTTATTATTATGTCATACAAAATTGAAGTTGATGTTACATCAGCAGTTCAGGATTTCTATCCAGGATTATCAGATAGTGAGGTAGATTTACTCGCTAAAAATATATCAGAGAATTGGGATTACTCCTCTCTGTTTAATACTTTATCAGAGAGAATATGGGAGTATGCACAATTTTGTGATATAGATTTGTACCAAAAAGATGGAGTTTATGAATGACTAATCTTACACTAAATGAATACATAAAGAAGAACTTACCGAACTTAGTACAAGTTAAGAGGGTTAATCGTTACACTAGAGCAGGTAAGAATGGAAAACAGATTACATGCCCTATGTGTAACAAATCCCATAACGTATTTCACTTTAGTTGGAGTGCATTAACTTGTCAATCGTGTAAACAAAGTATCAACAAAGAAGACTGGATTCTGGAGGTTATTAAACATGAAGTGGGATGTTAAATTATATGTTGGAGGGCAAGTTTTCACAGAAAATGTTATCGCCACCAACATGTCTAATGCTAGACAAACAGCAATAGCACGTAATCCTACTGCTAAAGTTATATCAGTAACCGCAAGTTTCAGGGATTAAATATTAGGGGGGAACCTCTAAAGTGTCCTTATAGTGAGGGGGTCGAGTTAGTACCTTCTACGAAAGGTGAAGCACCTCTTGACCGTTCCCCTCACTTGTATTTTCAATCTATTGTTTATGTCAACTCTAGCAAATGAAGTCATTTTTGAGACATTATTTGAGGAAACATTAGAGGAGTTAGGTATAAGCGAAGATTCTCCATTCTTTGCCGATGCGTGTAAATCAGCACAAGTAATTGCAATGGATAAGTTTCTATCTAACAACCCTTAATTCACTTCACTAATTATCAATTAAAATGACAAAACCAACAAACTATTCTGACAAGTTTCGCACCTTAACTATTACTGAAAAGGAAGAAACTGCACTCGTTGAGATAATAAAATACTTCAACGATATGGGTCTTCCAGAGAATGTTAATTTTGACGATTACGATTCTCTAAGTGATAAAGTTTGTGAACCTGCCTTCTGGGAGTATAGTTAATACTCCCTTTTTTCTGTCCTTTATTATTACTTACCATGCCAAATGTTAAAGAACTTATTACATTTGTAGACTATGTTTGGTCATTTTATGGTGAACATAGTGATACACTTTATCCTATCAAAGGTTTAGAAAAAAGACATATTTGGGATGCCTATTTTACATATAAGGATAGAATCCTTAAAGGTGATTTAGAATATGTGCATTATGAGTGGGGAGATGGTGATAGTTTAGATAGAGAAAGAGTAAGAGATATTATACTTGAAAACCCACAATTTTCCTGGAGTTATTAACAATGAGTAACAACAAATCACAGTATGAATTGTTTCACGAATGGTTGAACGATTGTCCTACAAAAATAGAAGATTATCAAGACAATATTGGTTCAGTTACTATTAGATTTCACGCACCATTAGAGGAGGAAAACTAACAATGAAAAAACTAAATGATGCACAAAGAGATGAACTAATTTCACAATATTGTGAGTTAGTTGTTGATGGTATGGACATGGAATCTTTGATCCAATATGCACATGAACAGTTGATAAATTATGTTGATTCATTATCAGATATTGAATTAAAAGAGGAAATTGATAACCATGATGAGGAATTATATGATGAGTTAGTTGATAACGTAACTAATGAAACTGTCCTTGATATTAATAATACAGGAGGCAAATTCTAATGAGACAATTAACACTTACTCAAAAACAATTAGATGTCCTATTTGATATTGTACAGGACACAGTTGAG